GTTACAGTTCCAAATATAGAAAAAGATTACGTAGTTATAAATAATTCAGGTGGAACAGCTATTATATCTTCAGGCGGTTCAACAACCGTTACTGTTAAAACAGGTTCTAAAAACTATGTTATTGTAGATCCAACAACAACTTCAGTTATCGCTGCGATTCCAGATACAACACCAGGCGGATCTAATACAGAAGTTCAATTTAATAATAATGGCGCTTTTGGTGGTATAGCTAATACTACTGCGGGCTTTATATTAACCTCAAATGGAACTACTTCTACGCCATCTTTTCAAGTGAATAACGGAATTACGGCTGGAAAATCTATTGCATTAACATTAGTTTTCGGATAATAATTAACAAGGAGATAAAATATGGCAAATCCAAATATAGTATCAGTAAACTCGATATTCGGTAATACCACAGGTATTGCATTAACTACAACTCTTACAACAGTATTACTTGCTAACGCAGCAGCATCAGGAAAAGTTTTTAAAATAGAATCTATCATGGTTGCAAACGTAGACGGAACAAACGCTGCAGATGTAACTATTGATTGGAATACAAATGCCGGCGGAACGGGAACTTCTATTGCACTTGCTGCAACTATTTCTGTACCAGCAGATGCAACATTAAATTTAGTCGACAAGAACTCATCTTTCTATCTAATGGAAAATCAATCTATCATTGGAGGCGCAAGCGCTAACTCTGATTTAGAATGCATTATTAGTTACGAAGATATAAGTTAACCGGAGATTCAAGCTATGTCTAATGGCGGAATTATCGGTCCAGTACAGAATCCTCAACGAGGATCTGTCACAACATCATTTACATCATCAGGAAATTATACAGCACCAGGATTTGGTCCAGGCACAGCAACTGTTTTAGTTGTTGCAAGTGGAGGTGGTGGAGGTTTAGATCATGGTGGTGGTGGAGGAGCAGGTGGTTTAAGATTAATTTCTTGTCAACCAGTTCCAGCTTCTGCAGTTCCAATTACAATAGGTGCAGGAGGAGCTGCTAACTCCAATGGTAATAATTCTGTATTCGGATCAGCATCTAATCCTATTACTTCTACAGCAGGTGGTAGAGGAGGTGCAACAAATAATCATCCTGGAGCAAATGGTGGTTCAGGTGGAGGTGGTTCAGGAACTATGACAATTCCAGGAAGTGCTAGTACTAGTGCTGGAACAGGAAATACTCCTCCAGTTAGTCCCCCACAAGGAAATAGTGGTGGTGTTGGAGCAAATAGTCCACAACCAACAGGCCAAGCAGGTGGAGGTGGTGGAGCTTCTGCAGCTGGAGTAGCTGGAACAAATCCAGGAGCAGCAGGACCAGGTGGAAATGGGACAGATGTATCTCCTACATTTGGTGTAGCACCACAACCTTTTTATCAAGCAGATGGACCAAATGCAGGTCCAAGTTCAACAGGTTTTTTTGCAGGTGGAGGTGGAGGAGCAACCAGTACTTTTCCAGGAAATAATGGTGGAGCTGGTGGATCAGGTGGTGGAGGAAAAGGTGGTCCAGGACAAAATAATCCTGGAGGTGTAGGATTTGCAGCAACAGCTAACACAGGTGGTGGTGGTGGAGGTGGTGGAACTGGTGGAGCTGCTGGTGGAGCTGGTGGATCAGGAATCGTTATTATAAAACAAAATCAAGCATCACCAACATTTTCAGTAGCACCAGGAGTCTGGTCATTAAGTGAACAATACAATTACAAGAAACAAGGAACGTGGACACCAAGTGCAACATTTGGTGTAGATTATTTAGTAGTAGCAGGAGGTGGAGCAGGTGGTTCAGATTCAGGTGGTGGAGGTGGAGCCGGTGGTTATAGAACATCTTTTCCAGGAGGAACAAAAATTAATATTGAAGGTGGAACATCTTATCCTATAACAGTTGGGGGTGGAGGAACTGGTGTAGCAACTGGTGTAGGTAATTCAGGTAGTCCATCAATATTTTCAACTATTACATCAACAGGAGGAGGTGGAGGTGGAAAAAATGGTACTGTGCCACAAGAAGCAGGTTTAGCAGGAGGATCAGGAGGTGGAGCTAGTAATTCTGGTGCACCTAGTCCAGGTGGTACTGGAGGTACAGGTAATTCACCACCAGTAAGTCCACCACAAGGTAATCCAGGAGGAAATTCACCAGATGCAACACCTAGAGCAGGTGCAGGAGGTGGAGGAGCTAGTGCAGCTGGAGCAGTTTCATCTTCAGGAGTTGGTGGAAATGGAGGAGCAGGTTCATCAAATTCAATTACAAATTCACCAGTAACTTATGCTGGAGGTGGTGGTGGTGGAGTTTTTTGTGGAGGAACAGCAGGTACAGGAGGTCCAGGTGGAGGTGGAGCAGGATCTAATGCAACAGGTATACAAGGTACAGCAGGAACAGTTAATACTGGAGGAGGCGGTGGTGGAACAAGAAGTAATCCTGTAGCAGGAGGATCAGGAGGTTCAGGAATCGTTGTTATTAGAGCACCAGGATCTGCTAATATTTCAGCAAGTCCAGGCACAAATACTGTAACTACATTGCCAGCCCCAGCAGGAGGTTGTAAAGTAGCAACATTTACTGTATCTGGAACGTTGACTACATAAAAAATTAATGTATAAATAAAATAAGGAGTTAAAAATATGGCACATTTTGCAGAAGTAAACAGTTATGGTTTAGTATTAAGAGTTGTTGTTATTGATAACAATGACGTAAACGCAAATGGCGGTGATCAATCTGCTGGAGCGGAAGAAGCGGTTAAAAAAATCGTTCCTTTCACAACAGGAAATAGATGGGTTCAAACTTCTTATAATAATAATTTCAGAAAACAATACGCTGGAATTGGTTACACGTTTGATTCCACAAAAAATAAATTCATTGCACCACAACCATTCGCATCTTGGTCGCTAGACTCTAATGACGACTGGCAAGCCCCAGTTGCATATCCAACAGTTACAACTTATGGAGATAACGTAAGATACTTTATTTCTTGGGATGAAGCTGGACAAAGATGGACTGGTAAAGACGATCAACAAAATTCATTCGCTTGGTCACCTGACACTTCATCTTGGATTGCTACAGGCAATTAAGTTAAAAGATTTTTAAACAGGAGTAGTGACTTATGGGATCACCCAATGGCGGTATAGTAGGAGTAATCAATCCAACATCGTTTGGAAAGTGTACTGTCACAACTAAAACATCATCTGGATGTATTTCATTACAACCAGGAACAAGAATTGTTCAATCAGCTATTGTAGCTGGAGGAGGTGGTGGAGGTAAATCAAATTTTAATGCTGGAGGTATGGGAGGCGGAGGAGCTGGTGGTTTAAGAAATATAGAAGTTAATACTCCAGGAGGAACAATGCCTGTAACAGTTGGAGCAGGAGGAGCAGGAGCTACTTCTCCATCTGGAGCACCAGGAACAAGTGGTAATAATTCTTCAATAACAGGATATTGTACAGTTTCATCTACAGGTGGAGGTGGAGGTGGAGGAGGTAATAATAATGGTTTTCCAGGTTCACCAGGTGGATCAGCTGGAGGTAATTCTTTTTTAACACCTGCAGCAGTTGCAGGTAATGCGGGAAATTATTCACCACCAGAAGGTAATCCAGGAGGACCAGCAACTGCTACTGGATTTAGAGGATCTGGAGGAGGTGGTATTGGTGCTGCTGGAGAAATTCTAAATGGTGGAAATGGTTCGGATGTAACTCCAACTTTCGGACCAGGACTTCCTAACTCTGGAGTTTATGCAGGTGGTGGAGGGGGTGGAGCTTGGACAGGTCCAGGAGGAAATCCTGTTACAGGAACTGGTGGAACAGGAGGAGGTGGAGCAGGTTCAGGTGGAACTACTAATGCAACTGCAGCAACTACCAACACAGGTGGTGGAGGTGGTGGGGCTGGTTCTAATGGTACTCCAACAAGTGGTAATGGCGGAGCCGGCGGTTCGGGAATCGTGATCGTAAAAGAATTAAACAAGGCAAGTGGTGTTTGGAATTTAAAAAGTCAATTTAGTGCACAGAAAAGCGGAACGTGGCCACAGACACAATTTTCATTAGATGTAGATTATTTAGTAGTAGCAGGAGGAGGTGGAGCTGGAGGTGATACTGGTGGTGGTGGGGGAGCTGGAGGATTTAGAACTTCATTTCCTGGCGGATCAAAAATTTCTTTAACAGGATATCCTGGAACATCTTTTCCAATTACAGTAGGAGCTGGAGGAACTGGTAATACAGGAACTATAGGTGGATGTAGTGGTTCACCTTCAATATTTTCAACAATAACATCATTAGGTGGAGGCGGAGGAGCAGGAGATACTAATCCTCCTACAGGAATTCCTGGAGGATCAGGAGGTGGCGGATCTTCTCAAAAATTATCAGGTGGATCAGGAACGCCAGGACAAGGTAATAATGGTGGAACAGGATCACCAGGAACTAGGGGAGGAGGTGGTGGTGGAGCAGGTGCTGTTGGAGGAAATTCTACTCCTTCAGTAGGAGGATCAGGAGGATCAGGAAGTGCAAACTCAATTACAAATTCACCAGTATTTTATGCTGGAGGTGGAGGAGCACAACAAGGAACTGGAGGAGCAGGTGGTGGAGGAAATGGATCACCAGGAGCAGGTTCACCAGCAACAGTTAACACAGGCGGAGGTGGTGGAGCTGGTGGAGCTGGAGGTGGAGATGGTGGTAATGGAGGTTCAGGTATAGTTTTTGTAAGAGCACCAGGATCAGCTAATATTTCTGCAGGGCCAGGAACAAACACAGTTACAACATTACCGGCACCAGCTGGAGGTTGTAAAGTTGCGACATTCACGGTTTCTGGAACGCTTACAGTTAGCTAATAATTCACACACTTGACATTTATTCTATAAATTTATATATAGGATTTAGAAATGAACTTACAGAATTACTATTACTACTTTCAGAGTGCACTCACACCTAGATTTTGTGATGAGTTAATTAAATATGGAATTTCTCAACAAGAACAATTAGCACTTACAGGTGGACAAACAGATAAAGTTAATAAAGGAAAACCACTTGATGATAAAGATATAATAGATTTAAAAAAGAAAAGAGATTCAAATATAGTTTGGTTAAATGAT